GCAAAGCTCACCAAGCTTCAGAGTCCAGCTCAAATCAAAAAACGTGCTGAATCTGAAGAGCAACTCATTGCTGCAAAGGCTTTAGAAGAAGCCACAAGCGCATGCTTAATGATGCACAACGACACAGTGCGCTTCAAAAACACTATCAACTCTGTTTTAGACACCATCAACGAGCATGGCCTTTACAACATCCAAGAGCAACTAGAAGCCCTCGTTATCAGCGCATTTCAACAGATTGCCCAAACTAGTGTTGAATTTGGAATCCAAATTGATTTTGAAACGATGGTAAACCCAGCATGGTTACCTGCGGATCAAGACGCTGCTGCATTTGATGCAACAAACGTGGAGCAGTAATCATGATAAATCCAAACTTAGCAAAACAAGATTACTTGCGCGAAATTGCAGCCAAACTTGCAGCTGCCGAGTTTGGTGGGAAAGCTGCGATTGTTAAAACTGCATGCGACTTTTTAAGTCTTAGCAAGCCACAACTTTACCGTGAACTTGAAAAAGTAGGTTTTAAATCTGAACGTAAACAGCGCTCTGATAAAGGCAAAACAGTTGTACCGACTGAAGTTGCTGAAATGGTCGGCGGTATGGTGCATGTAGCAACCCGTGCCAATGGTAAAAAGACATTGCCGATGACTACTGCACTGGAAATGCTTATCGCTGACGGTAAGGCACCAAAAGTATCAGCAGCAACGGTTGCGCGTGTCATGAAACAAAATATGTGCCACCCAAAACAACTGGCTACACCATCGGCACATACACAGCAAAAATCGCTACATCCAAACCACGTTTGGCAGGTTGATGCCTCTGTCTGTGTTTTGTTTTACCTGCCTAAAGGCGGTATGCAAGTGATGGATGAGAAAAAGTTCTACAAGAACAAACCTGCCAATGTGAAGAAAATCGAAAATGACCGTGTGATTCGCTATGTCATGACTGACCACTATTCAGGCTCAATTTATGTTGAGTATGTCTATGGCAGTGAAAGCTCTGAAAACTTAATTGAGATTTTCTTAAACGCAATTCAAAAGCGTTCTGCTCAAGAGCCGATGCACGGTGTTCCAAACATCCTTTACACAGACAAAGGCTGTGCAAACACCAGTGGCTTATTCAGAAATTTACTTGAGCGCCTAGATGTAACTTTTATACCCCATGCAACTGGCAATTCACAAGCAAAAGGCCAAGTTGAAAACGCTCAAAATATTGTTGAAACACAGTTTGAAGGCCGCCTGCGTTTCATGCAGATCAACAATATCCAAGAGTTAAATGCCCAAGCTACTGCATGGCGCATGTATTGGAATGAAACAAAAATTCATAGCCGCACTAAGCGCAGCCGTAATGCTGTTTGGCAAACCATTAAGCCTGAACAATTACGCATTGCTCCACCAATGGAATTGTGCCGTGAACTTATCAGCACAGTACCAGTTGAAAAAACAGTTAAAGCCAATCTTACGGTTAGTCATGCCATTCAAGGCTATGGCTCACAAGACTATGACGTTCGTCATGTTGATGGGGTTTATCCGAAAGCTAAGTTGCAGATTGTAGTGAATCCATACCGTGCGCCATGCATCGATGTATTGACTAAAGATCAACACGGCAATGAGGTCATTTTCACATGCGAACCGATGCAAGTTGATTGGGTTGGCTTTGGAAATGATGCAGCAATCATCGGTGAAGAAATCAAATCAATGCCACAAAGCAAGATTGATGAAAACCGCAAACGCATACTTAAAAAAGCTTATGACGCTGAAACTCTTGAGCAAGTTGACAAAGCAATTGCCAAGAAGAAACCAGCATATGACGGCCAGCTTAATGCTATGGCAGATGTTAAAGCGGTTGAAGTTCCGACTTACATCAAACGTGCTGGTGAGCAAGTCACTACACCTAAACAACGTCGTGAATCTGCACCTATTTCAACAGTAGAAGCTGCAAAAGAAATCCGAGGCTTAATCGGTGAACTGTGGACCACGGATCACTACAAGGCCCTCAAAAAATCTTATCCAGATGGTTTAGTTCCTGCTGATGCAGTACGTGAAATTGCTGAAGCAATCAAGGCTGAACAAGAACTTCCACAACAACGACCACAACTCCGTGTTGTCGGTTAAGGAGCAACCATGAAACAAAAAGACTGCTCGACAAAACTCAAGGACCTCATTCTAGACAACGGAATTATACAAGCTGATTTAGCTCGATACGTACAGCTAAGCCCGTCATCGATCAACATCATCATCAACTGCCTGAGATGGCCGAAGAAGAATACTGATTTTGTGAAAGCCCGTTTTAGAGAGTTCTTGGTCAACGCAAAGATTAGCGAGTCAGAAATCGATGATGCATTTAACGAAATGTTTGATGCACCACCACAAAAAACACTTCTCGAAAGGCTTGGCTCAGAAGCAGCAAGTGAAAGAGAACTAGACCATGTGTATCGCGCATTAGTAGCACGACACGGAAACAAACAAATTGCTGAACTTTTAAATGAGGACGAACAAGCCATGTTACTCGCAAAACAGTCGTTGACTCCACAAGCTAAAAACCTGTTTGGCTTGTTTGATAACCCTTTTACAAATGAAGTTCGCTCAGTTGAAGAACTGTTCTTGAATAGTGACATCAACTATGTGCGTCAAGCGTTATATCAGACAGCAAAACATGGCGGATTCATTGCAATTTCAGGTGAATCAGGTTCGGGTAAATCGACATTACGACGCGACCTTTTAGATCGTATTCGTCGTGAAAAATTACCAATTTTGATTATCGAACCATATGTCATTGCGACTGAAGATAATGACATTCAAGGTAAGACACTTAAATCAAGCCATATTGCTGAAGCAATTATTAATACGGTGAGTGCTGGTCAAGAGAAACCACGCATGTCTGCCGAGGCTCGTTTCCGCCAAGTACATATGATTTTAAAAAATTCAAGTGAAGCTGGTTATAGCCATTTATTAGTGATTGAAGAAGCTCACAGCTTGCCAATCGCTACTCTTAAACAGTTAAAGCGTTTCTTTGAATTAGAGGACGGCTACAAAAAACTAATTGGGATCGTCTTAATCGGTCAGCCAGAACTTGCAAACAAATTAAGTGAGCGCAACCCAGCGGTACGTGAAGTTGTACAGCGTTGTGAGAGTGTGACACTGGAACCTTTAACAAATACTTCATTAGTTGAGTACTTACAACACCGAGTTAAAAGCGTCGATAAAAACTGGAGTCGATCATCACTGAAGATGGCATTCAAGCAATTGTTGACCGCTTAACTCATATCAACAGTTCTGGCAAAACCACACGCTCACTTTTATATCCACTTGCCATTGGCAACTTAATTACCAGTTCAATGAACCTCGCAGCGGAAATTGGCGAGGACGTTATTACACGCGACATCGTGATGGGGGTTTAAGCCATGAAATTTAATTTAAGAAATTTACTGATTGTGAACTTTGCAGTTTGGTTTTTTGTCAGTCGCTGTAGTGATGGCTGTATTAGGAGGTTGCAATGGCTGATTTTGCAGATGTAGCAAGCACTTTGTCTGAACAGGATTTAGACCATGCACTTGCCAACATTAAAAACTTTGACCAAGTCAGTAACTATGAATGTGAAGAGTGTGGTGCCGAAATTCCAGAGCGTCGTCGCGCTCTGGGCAATGTAAAGCTTTGCATTGACTGTCAAACAGCAGTTGAAAGCAAATCTAAGCATTTCCGAGGTGGTATATGAACATCAAACAGAAACGCCAGCACTTCAACAAAGACTTGAATAAGTTAGTTGATAACAAACATGCAGTTATTCCCAACGAACTTACTTGGGAGCAGCTTCAGAAACTTTCTGATGATCCAGAATTCTTTGAACTGTACCAAGAAGCCTTACACGGTGACTCGGGTGAAGACTGTGCTTGCCTAATTATCAAGGCAATCCACAACGCATTGTTGCGACTTGTTGGGAGTCACTAAATGAAAACTAGATGCCCAGCATGTGGAGCGACCACCAGTTTAGATGCCCTTTTAGGGCATGGTGATGCCAGCAAAGCTTTTGTTGCATCACTCACTTTGGTTGGTGATTTGGCGCAGCCACTAGTGAAGTACTTGGGAATGTTCCGCTCCCCGAACCGTGACCTGACATTTGAACGTACAGCAAAGCTTCTTGGTGAAATTGCTGAGGATATTAATGCGCAGCAAATCAAGCGTGGTCACCACAGTTACCCAGCTCCTAAAGCAGCATGGATCTGGGCAATCAACACAATGCTTGAGCGTCGAGACCAAGGCAAGTTGCAGTTGCCTCTGAAAAACCACGGCTATCTATATGAAGTGATCAGTTCATTTAAGCCAGAAAATGCACCAGTACCAACAGAGCGTCGAGCTGCTGCACCACAAGCTAAAACTGAAGCTGAACGTGCAGCTGAGCAAGCGGAACATGAACGTCAAAAACATGAACGTCCAAACACCAACTTTAAAGAAATGATGGGCTTCGTCCAAATGAATGAGAAGCAGCCAGAACGTGGGCTGAAGAATATTCCAAAAGAACAACTTATGGCGCATGTCGTTAAACACAAGCAACCAGATGAAACTTTAGAACAGTGCTACCAACGCTTAAAAGCAGCTGAAACACAGGAGCAAACAAACTAATGGCACGTAAATCACTTAAAGAGCCACAACTTCAAAGTTGGGAAGCAGTTGATCAAACATTGGCACAAATGGCTGTTCTCAACCGTGACATCGCACTTGAAGAAGCTGCTTGTAATGAACAGGTCGACAAGCTCAAGGAAGCAACCAAACAACGTCTTAAACCGCTATTGGAACGAGTTAAGGCGTATGAACTTCAACTTAAAGAATTTTGTGATCACCGCAAAAATGAGTTTTTGCAAATCAAAAGTAAAAAGTTGACACACGGTTCGGTTGGCTACCGTTTATCAACCAGTGTGACTATTCCTGATCCTGTTTTTACTTGCCAGATGCTCAAGCAATTAAAGCTTGAACACTGCATCCGTACTAAAACCGAACCTGATAAGGAGTCAATCAAACAACTCACGCCTGAACTAATCGCTGAAATTGGTGCAACTCTTAAACAGCGCAACAACTTTGGCTATGAAATTGAAACAGTTGATCCAGCTGCTACAGCTGCTCATTAAACCTAAAACTGAGGCTATCAACATGTACACAGTTAAAGCACTTGAACCGCAACTAAATGATGATCCGCAAGCCCTGTTTGCAATCGTCCGTGATGACGACGTTTTAGTCGGTCATTTCTACCGCCACGAACATGCAGAAATTGCATGTGCAGCACTTAACCAAAATCAAGCAACTACTGAAGGAAATTAAACTCATGAACAAATCAGAACTTATCAAACACATCGCTTCTTCTGCTTCTCTTACTCAAGCACAAGCTACAGCTGCTCTTAATGCAGTTGAAAGTGGCATCAGCAAAGCACTTGCTGCTGGGGATGACGTTGCATTAATCGGCTTCGGAACCTTTTCCGTAAAAGAACGTGCTGCGCGTACTGGCCGCAATCCTAAAACTGGCGAAGAGCTACAAATTGCTGCGGCAAAAGTACCTACCTTCAAAGCAGGTAAAGCACTTAAAGAGGCTGTTAAGTAATGGCAACAAAAATTAATGGCTTAGACATGCTTGAAAAGCACGGTTTAAGTGTTGTCCGTAAATTCAACATTTGCGGATGGTTCGAGTATCACGTTTTGAATGAGGCTGGTCAGAGAATTTCACGGCATACAGTTCAACAACGTGCGATTGATATAGCTCTGAACACGCTTCAAGCCTAAGACCATTACATAGTTAAAGAATAAGGAATAGCAGATATGAGTAACACGCAAGACAAAACAGCATGTGCAGATTTGGATGTTGCCAAACTTGTTGAAGACACAATTTTTTGGTTTGAACAACGTATGGAAACTTTAAATGACATTGCAAATTCTGAAGGCAATGTTGTTTTGGCTTCTGGAGATGCCGAGAAAGAATTAAATGATGAGCAGAGCCATGCTTTTAAAGCTGGTATTTCAACTGCAATCAGCTTAATTGGCAAATTCCCTTTAAGTCTAGACCGCCCTGTAAATCCTATTGATCTTGATGATTTAGAAGCTTAAGCGAAACACGGGCATGAGTGCCCGTGTCTGCTGGATGTCGTGATCCAGTACTGATGAGCAGCGATAGGGAGAAATATCCAAATGAAAAAATAGCACTGTTGGTAACCGACACAAATGGGAACACATCAAAAATGTTCAATTAACAACACGAACTAGCCGCAGTATTTCTATCAGCATAAAAGGTTTCTACAAGTGTGCTTGTGGGGCTAAAAAATTAGGGTACACACAATGATTAAAGTTGAAGATTTAGAAAAGTTACCACCTGAAGTTGTGGAAAGCTTGGGAGAGGTTTCATGACAACTACAATCGCATATTGTTTTAGAGATGGTGTTATTGGGTTTGGTGAATCATTGCCAAATGGAAGTATTGGGATTGCACATTCTACTGATAAGGAAGAGTTAAAAGAGTTCATAGGCGTAAGAGCGCGGAATGGATATACCCAAGATGTACTTTTAGTGCCGGGCATACCTGAAGCTAAAAGTGATGAAGAAGCATTTGTAGCACTAGAAAAATGGCTTGCTTGGCTTGTTTCAAAACCACGCCAAAACATCTCTTTTGACTTTGGAGAAATAAAGTTGGGAGCACCTACATGAATGAATTGCTGAATTGGGCAACTGCACTGGCTTACTTTGCTGTCTTTCTAATGGGCTTAGGTTCTTGCTTTAAAGAGGCTAAATTGGCGTGGACCATCCGAAATAATACTGGCTTAACTATATTTGAACGTCGCTCTTATGTATTGAAAGCAGGAGCATCAGTATGTCTTGCTGTACTTGCATTAATTGGTCTATTTGATGCTGCTAAAGGAGTGTTCTGATATGGGGTATTTCATTTTCGGATTATTCATTGGATGGCTTATTTGTAAGTCATATACAGAAAATAAAATTGCTGAAGAATGTGAACGTCTTGGCGGATTTTTTGTTGGTAAAAAAACCTATGAATGCAACCAAATAATTGACCACTCACAAGAGAAATCTATACCAGAAGCAATTATTGAAGCAGAGACAGGTGGCAAAAATGAATTTCAATAAAAAAGCCAATCTGATCAAGCTAATCCATGTAGGCAAAACAAAGCTTAATTTAGATGATGAGCTTTACCGCGACATTCTTACCAGTACAACTGGTAAAACTAGTTCAAAAGATTTGAACCTAGCACAGCTTGAAGCTGTGCTGGATCGTTTCAAACAACTTGGCTTTGAAATTGAATCAAAAAATAAAGCTGGTGTTAAGAACTTAGCAAGTGATGCGCAAAGCAAATTAATTCGACACCTATGGTTGCAGCTACATGCGGCTGGTGTAGTCAAAAACAGTAGTGAAAAAGCTTTAGCAAAATTTGTAGAGAACAAAGTTGGTGTGAGTGCATTGCAATTTATGAGCAGTCATCACGCAGACATGATCATTACTCACTTACGACAATGGTGCAAACGTTGCGGCATTGAAAGAACAGAACAATAAGAAAGTAAAAACCCCAGTGCGCCAACACTGAGGTTTTTAAATTCCACCCACCGACGAAAGCAAGAGGAGATAAATCATAAGACTGCTAAATCTTAACATGGGATAACAGCGGGAGCAATTATGGTTTATCGTCCTCACATTACCGACGCACAACAATTATTTTCAGATGAAGAACTCATTGCACTTATGCCTAAAAACTTTGCATTTGTGGCGAAGCTCATTGGCGTAAAACCAGCTTTAAGTCTTATTGAAAGTTATGGCGGCATTCTAGTTTTCGTGCCCCATAAACACGCTTTAGGCATTCATCATGAACTTTCACAGATCATTGGTTATTCTAAGTTACAGCTGCTCTCAGAGCACTTGGGTAACACTTCAATAGAAGTACCTATGGCTACAACAATCACGATTGCAATGCGTAATAGAACGATCCGTGAGCTTGCTGCTAAAAAAGAAAGCCGCTCAAAGATAGCCCGTAAATTTGGCGTGACTATTAGAACAATCCGCAGTATCGTAAACGGCGAGGAAAAGCTTAAGTTTCATCTAGACCAGAATCTGGATTTATTCGAATAA